CAGGAACTGTTCGAGTTCTCTGTCGTGCCGGTTCCTGCAAACCCAGACGCGTTGGCGTTAGCGGTCAAGGACGGCATCGACTGCACTCCGCTCAAGGAGTGGGCCGAGAAGACTCTCGACATGTGGGCTCCCGACGAGAGCGTCGCGCTGTGGATTCCGAAGCAGCAGATCGAGGACGTCTACAAGTCGCTGTCGCCAAAAACGGAAACCGTCACAATCGCTAACCAGTTTGACGGGACCTCGGCTGTCTCGATTGAGGAAGAGGTCACTACCGACACCACGATGGAAGCGGACAACTCTGCCGACCTCACCATCACCGAAATCGACGACGAGGAATACCAGACCAAGGTCGTCGAGCCGTTCATTGAGAAGCTCGAAGAGCGGATCGAGTTCAAGATGAAGCTCGAAGAGGAGAGGGTTCCTTCGAATGAGGAGCTCTACGACACGATCCAATCCCTCATGGCTCAGGTCGATCAGTTGCGAGCGAAGATCGAGGCCGACGAGGAAGAGGCCAGGGCCGCTCTCGAAGACGCTGGAGACTTGTCCGCAGTCATCGACCTGTCAATCGACTCCCACGAAGTGGAAAACGAGATCGACCTTTCCGTGCTCGATCTCGACGTTAGCCCAGAAGAGCTTCAGGCTGCTGTCAAGGCGCAACTGGAGCGCGAACTCATGAGAAAAACAGGAACACTACCAAAGGAGGTTTGAGATGGAAGCGAAGATCACCACCATGGATCAACTGAACGACTACGTAGCCGGGGTCGTTCGCGACGTCATGGACGTCAAATTCGAAGAGATGCAGAAGGCGAACCAGCAGCACATCGCGAATGTGCGCGCCGAGGCTCACAAGGAAGCTGCCGAAAAACCCGAGAAGGGCCTCATGGCGGCTCGCTTCATGCGCGCAATCGCTGCCGGTAAGGGTGACACCCGCAGGGCCGCGAATTTCGCGAATCGCGAGTGGGGCGAAGACGGCGCGATCATGAAGGCACTTGAGGCGTCGGATGCCGCCGGCGGCGGCGTGCTCATCCCGACCCAGTGGTCCGGGGAAGTCATCGAGCTTCTGAAAGAGGCCACGATCTTTCGCAGGATGAACCCGCGCATCGTCCCGATGCCGACCGGGTCCATGCAGATGTCGAAGATCACTGCTGGCGCGACTGCCTCGTACATCGGTGAGTCCCAGAACCTACCGACGTCCGAGCCGACCTTCGGCCAGATCAACTTGACCTGGAAGAAGCTCGCCGTGCTCATTCCGGTATCCAACGATCTGCTCCGCTTCAACACTGAGGGTGCAGACGCGATCGTTCGTGACGACGCCGTAGGTGCGATGTCAACTCGTGAGGATCAGGCTTTCCTGCGTGATGACGGATCACAGTTCACCCCGAAGGGAATTCTGAACTGGGTTCCCACAGCTCACCAGTTCGACGCGAATGCCACCGTCAACCTCGCCAACGTGACCGCCGACTTGGCGGCACAGATCCTCTTGCTCCGTGAGGCCCACTGCCGCTTCCTGCGGCCCGCGTGGATCATGGCCCCGAGGACCGAGTTCTACCTGTTGAGCGTTCGTGACGCCAACGGTAACTTCGCATATCGCGACGAGATGCTTCGTGGCACACTGTGGGGATTCCCCTACGGATCGACCACCGAGTTCCCGACCAACCTTGGGTCTGGTTCGGACGAGTCCCAGATCATGCTTGCCGACTTTGCAGACATCCTGCTCGGCGAGAGCAACACGCTCGAGGTCATGGCGTCCGACGTCGCGGCCTACCACGATGGTTCGGCGGTGCAGGCAGCGTTCTCACTCGACCAGACCGTCTTGCGCCTCATCGCCCACCACGATATCGGTGTTCGTCATGAGGAGAGCCTCTCCGTCATGAACGCCGTCAAGTGGACTCCGTGACCTGAGTAACAGAAATACATAAAGGAGGAATCCAATGCAAATCAACGATAAAGACGCTGGCGCATACATGAAAGTGGTCAGCGGTGGTGGTGCTCGCGGCGTAGCCGCAGGCACTGGCGACAACACCGAAGCGGTCGGCGCGATCGTCGACCAGCTTGCCCACGAGGGTCTTCGTTCCGGCGCGCTCGTGATCGCGGGATCGGCTGTCCTCGCCGAGGACAAGACGATTGCGCTGAACGCCGTCGGCATCGAGCATGGTGACGAGTCTGACCTCTCCGACAAGGCCGACTTCAACACCGAGGTCGATTTCGCTGCTGTCGCTACCGGCGGCACTGGCGGCTCGACCGAGCTTTTCGCGCAGAAGCTGAAGCTCGACCTCTGGGGCGTCAAGCGGTATTGGCGGGTCAAGGTCACCCCAGACCTTGACGCCACCGGCACCGACACCTTCCAGCTCGGCTTCGCGTTCGTCGCCATCGGCGAATCCGCGCCGCTCTCGTAGGCGGTGAGTCATGAGGGCGCAAGACCTCGTGTCGGTGAAGTTCATTCAGAAGAACGCACCGTATAACGTCGGCGAGATCGCTGGCTTCCCTGAGCACATCGCTGCCAATCTTGTGAAACACAAGAAGGCCGTGCTCAACGTTCCGGAAGAGGAGAAGGCCCCACCGGCACCGTCGAAGGAAGAGGTGGCCCCGCCCGCTGCTGATGCTGAACCTGAGGTGAAGCCGAAGGCCAAGCCGAAGACGAAGCGCACGAAGAAGAAGTGAGGCTGTCATGCTCGAGGTAGTGACCGCTGCAGAATCGACCGACTTGACGACCATCGTCGCGGTGCAAACCGAGATCGGGACACTGACAGACCCACAGAAAGTGTGGGCGATGTCAGCGATTGAGGCAGCGTCTGCACTCATCGAGCAGGAAGCCAACCAAATCTTCGCACAGCAGAACTACACTGAAACCATTGCGGGGTCCGGTTCATCTCATCTCATGTTGGACCGGACCCCCATTATTGGAACGCCGACGATCGTCAGTACTGACAATGAGGTGATCGTTGATTTCGTTGTTGATGATGCTCTAGCTGGGATTCTTTACCGCCGACAAGGCTGGACGCAGGAGATCTCCTATCAGAGGGGAATCACCTACGACCCGCTTGGGTATGAGACGCACCCGAGCTTCGTCATCACTTATGTTGCCGGGTATCACCTGCCGTCGTTCCCAGACGCAATCGACACCGACTCGGGAGAGGTTGAACTACCTGCTCACATCGAGCGAGCGTGCATCCTCACGGTCAAGGCTTGGTGGCACTCCAAGAACCGAGACTCAACAGTTTCGTGGAAACAGGTCGGCGACCTGGCCCTCGGCTTCCGGGGGGAACCCGCAGTGAAGGGGCAGGAACCTCTCCGCTTGCCACCTGAAGCAAGGGCGCTGATCAAGCCAAGGATTTTCTGATGGCGTTCGAGGCAGAGTTCCTCGACGTTATGGTCGACACGGTGACGTGGGAGAAGTTCACCGGCAAGGACGAGTACTCCAACCCAATCTACGCTGCACCTGTGACTATCCGTTGCCGAGTCTCGCCGAAGTCCATGCAGTTGCTCGATGCGAATGGCAACGAGGTGTTATCGAAAGCGAACATCTACATGGCCCCCGGCTATGACATCGGCCCGCAGGACCTCATCACACAGTCGAATGGGAAGTCGGACCCCGTCATCCAAGTCGCACGACCGCCGGACGGAGACGGCGAACACCATGTGAAGGTGGTGGTCTGATGACGGTCAAGGTAAGGATCCTCGGCGCGAAGGCCTCAGCGGCGAACATCAGAAAAATGGATGCCGCCCTGAGGAAAAAGTTCTACGAGACGATGCTTGAGATCTCGAAGGAGATCCTTGCTCGGTCGCAGCAGTACGTCCCATACAAAGAAGGGCACCTGATGAGGTCGGGTCGCGTTGACGGCTACCCCGGACGCTATCCAGTCGTCTACACGAGCTACGGCAACGCTTCCGTGCCATACGCTCTCCTCCAGCATGAGAACCTAAACTTCTACCACCCCGGAGGTAGAAAAGCGAAGTATTTAGAGCTCGCGGTCAGCGACTTTCAGCCGCAGATATCGAAAACGCTTGAGGTCGCAGCGAGAACTGAAACCAAGAAGTACAGCATGGCCGGGAAAGGTGTGAAGTACTGATGATTGTCGAAGAGCTTGCTGCGTATCTCACAGCTCAGGGCCTCGGGACCTTGAATGTGGACATGTGGCTGCACGTCAGCCCAGATGAGCCAGACGAGCAGATGACAATCATCGAGTACGCGGGTGACGAGCCGGACTACGTTCAGAACGAGCGCATGGTCGACACCGAGAACCCACGAGTCCAGATCGCTGTGCGGTCTGCCCAGCCTCAGGTCGCGCGCCTTCGCGCGGAGCTGGTCTACCAGTCGCTGATGAAAATCAAAAATGAACTGGTGAACGGCACGCGCATTCTTCAATGTGTACCGGTAGATAACCCCGCTTTGGCTGGACGCGACGAGAGCGGTCGATTTTTAGTCACCACGAATTTCAGAGTGAAGAAAGAGTTAACGAGCGTCTGAAGCAAAGGAGTCAACATGGAAGAAAAAGAACATCCCGACGTGCCCGACGAGGGCGCAAGCGGGTCAGTTGACCGAGCCAAGCCTCGACGTAAACGAAGAACAGAAGCTGCTTCGAAGCCCGTCCAAGAGGAAGGCAAATCGCCGGTTGAAGCGACTCCTGTAGAGGCGCAGCCAGAGGAGCCCGTGGTCATGGAACGCCCCGAGCCGGAACCAAAACCTGAGCACTACATCACGCAGCGATGGCATGATAAAAATATGTTCCAGTGCATGAGGTGTCCGTGGTCAACGCTCGACGAGACAGAGATGATCAAACACATCGCAAAACATTTCACTGCAGTCAGGAGAGAGAATGTCAGCAGGACGGACACTGGATTAGTAACTGTATCTGGCAACAAGATCTTCCGTGAGGAGATCGTGGAACCGGACGAAGAATGACAAGGAGGTAAAGGACAATGGCACGCACAAGACTCACAGTCGTTGAGGCCCCGAAAACGCACCCCGGTGGCTCTGTCACTTACGCATGGGAAGCCGCTGATACGACAGATCAGAACGATTTCCTCACCACTGGACGCGAAGTGCTCCTGATCAAGAGTGCCGATGCAGGATCGCAGGATGTGGTGATTGCGAGCGCGCCAGATGCGTACGGGAGAAGTCAGGATCTTACTGTTGCGGTTGCTGCCGGCGAGGAGGAAGCCGTAGCTTTCCTCCAGCGCGATGGGTGGATGCAGCCGGACGGATCAATTCATCTGGACTGCTCTGTCGCGACGATTTCATATGCCGTAATTCGGCTCCCGTAAGGAGGTAAGAGATGACAATTCCGAGTCATGGAACATTGCTCAAGGTCGGTGATGGTGGATCTCCAACTGAGATCTTCACCACCATCGCCAAAATCAAAGACATCGGTGGCCCCGGATTCAACCGTGGCACTCACGATGCTTCAACCCAAACCACGGACTGGGGCGAGATCGTTCCTGGCCTCAAGATGGGCGGGCAGGTCACGTTCGACGTCAACCTGATCCCGACTGAGGGCACCCACGATCAGTCGACGGGTCTGCTCAAGGACTTCATCGATGGCACCAAGCGCAACTTCCAGCTGGTGTTCCCAGACCCCGGCAACACTACGTGGCAGT